TTTAAATATTCCTGCCATGTAGGATACGTCATCCCTGCTCGCTTGCAAGCTAACACTAGCTTCGCGTATCGATCGTATAGAATATCTTCTAATTTATTACTCATGATAAGTCACCTCGAAAGTTATCGGATTGCTGCGCATAAATTCCTGATAATACATTTTATTTAGTCGCTTAGTTAATTGACCTTGCGCGGCCGCGTGGGTTTTATATTCCTTGATAAACTCATCATTAATAAACAATAAGTATATAGGCTTACAAGTTACAACGTCATGTTCACGCGTTACGCGGCCTGTTATGTTAGATTGATCAATCATTTTATTTCACCTCAACAAAAATAACAGGGGCATACACTGTACCTTTACTTGCATCAAGCGCAAGCGCATAAGGTACACCATCAACAAAACCTTTATAATCTTTATGTAACTTTTTATAGTTATCTTTTGATATATAAACTTTACCATTTTTATATTGATCAATCATTTGCTTAATCTCCAAGTATTATTACACGCGTCACCATGTGGCATTACATTTTCTAAGATAGCTATAACGTTGCTATCAGGGTTTAAACGATACCCGATAAAGGCGCGGTAGTGATTGCACCATTTGGCCGCTAGATTGCCACCATATAGCGTTACAATTTCAAGTTTAGTATCCATATTAATACCTCTATTAATGTGCTAAGTAAACAACATTGCTAACAGTTTTATCCCAACACTGGCGACAATCGCCGCAATGCCCAAAGTCTAGCGCCTTCTTTTGTTTCTTATCCATTGCTTGCACTACGTCATGCGGCCATTGCTTGCCTGTTTTATCGGTAAGGTATGCTTTGCACGTTGCAAGTTTATGGTCACTTGTAACAGTACTAGTATGCTTATGCGCTTTAGGTATATCACCATCAATCATAGCACCAGACAAACGGATAACAACATTAGGCGGCAGCTTATTCTCTTTTAGATAGTCGCTAAGCATTTTCTTTTCCTTAGTCGGTATCCAGTGTTTGATATGCGGCGTACGTTTTGCAACCTCTACGATTTTATGCAAGTGATCAAGGTTTTGTAAATCGCCGCTATCATGCCAACGGAATAATCCAGAATTAACAATACGCTTTTTATTATTCATTAGCGCAACCATAGCATTGACCCATTGATCATTTACTAGCGCATCATGCCGGCGTTGCATTGCAATTTCCGTAGGCTTCCAAGTATATGCGCCTTTGCACGCGTAGCATTTAGAGCATACGCTTCCCTTAACGTTGCGCAGTTTACTACCTGTTTTGCATAGTGTCGCGGGTAAACTAATTGACATAGTCGGCATTTTGCTAGTCTGAGATAGGCCGCCTACAATTGTTTCTGCTGTTTTAATATTCACTTTGTCTATACCTCGATAGGGTTATGTGGAATAAATTAATCTTAATCAAACCGCCTGAAATGTCAAGCGGTTTTGTTAAAATTATTTATTAATCTTCGCATAAATCCATATAGTCGAAAGTGTAGCTGCCATACTTTGAGCAATAACTTACTACCTCTTGCTCTTGTACGATACGCACAATCTCTTGTTCACTATCTTTGATAGTACCGTTTTCGACGCCGTCTTTATATGCGGCATAACTTACTGAATCTAATTGCATTTTAAATACCTCTATTAGGTTGTGGCCATCCTCTCCCATCCTTGGGAGATGTTTGGCCGTTGTTGGTTACTCAAAGAAGGGAAGGACAATTGCCATTAATACTGCAACGGCCGCTGCGCCTAGTAAGATTGCAATTGCTATGTTGATAAGTAAAATCATAAATACCTCGCTTGTTGTTGATGGTTTAAATATACACTATTGCGCTCGATTGTCAAATCTTTTTGCACTAAAGTTTTTTATAGGCCATCAAATAAATCTATGTAAGTACTTGGTTATATTAGCAAATTCTAATGCGTAGATCTATATAAGTATTTGCTTATAGAGTTATATTAGAATATTAGGTAGTGCTTATAGGGTGCTACATCGTCACTCACATTAGCACTCACGAATATGCGAATATAATTATATAGGCATATAAGAATACTCTAATGTTATAACATAACAATATAATAATATTCTAATGCGCTTATATAGTCATATTCGAATATAAGCAGATTCTAATGCGACTGCGGCGGCATCTAATCAGGGGCGGGGGCGGGCGAATGCGCGCGCGTTATGGTAGAGTACCCGCATAGATACAAAAAAGAAGCGAATTAGAATAACAAAAAAGAAGCAAATTAGGATCGCTGTACTAAAAAGAAGCTATGCAGATATCGCTCCTCAGGAGAGAGCAATGCACTGATTTCTAAGGAGAAACTCTCGCGCCTCTGCGGAGTGTCATGACTCATGAGACCCGCCATAAAAGGTTACGTAGTCTGTCGATGGAAATACCTCTTGACTTTTTCTTAAAAGTATGCTATAATATACTGCATAGGAAACGTTAACAAACAACGTACATACGACGTACCACTTCGTACTGGTAACTTAGAATATACGACGTATAGACTTTTAGTACTTATTGTTGTTAATACGAAGAAACTCTAAAGAGAAAACTCTATAGTATGACAGAGACTGTTAAGAAACGTGGTCGTCCTAAAAAGCAGGATGTGTTAGCCAAAACAAAGGGCAACAGAGTCGCTAGAGGTCGTCCTAAGGGCGACGCAGCAATCATCAACGAATACAAAGCAAGGATGTTAGCATCTCCAAAGAGTGCTAAAGTTCTTGAGAAGATCTTTGATGCAGCCTTAGACGATGAACATAAACACCAAGCAGCTGCGTGGAAGATAATTACAGATCGTGTTATCCCTACAGCAACGTTTGAGAAAGATGTCGTCAAAGGTGCAGGAAAGAATGCTATACAGATTAACATCAGCGGTATCGGTGCTGCAACTGTTGAGCCTGTTAGTGATGATAACGATGACGACATCATTGATGGGGAATACGAAGATGCAGAAGACTAAAGCTGATATTAGTTGGATTGACGATGATCTGTTAGATGCGTTAGCGTGGACAGAGTCACGTCATAAGAACACTCCTGAGACTGCGTACAATAAAACCTCAGGAGCTGCAGGAAAGTATCAGTGGTTACCTGCGTATTACCGTGATGGTAAGGAGATAGGCTTTGGTGTTGACACTGGCCCTTTCGATCCATACGATGAAGCAGAAGCACGTAAGCGTACTAAGCAATACCTAGAAGGCCTACAGAAATACTATCCAGACTGGGATCCTACAGAGATCTTAATGGCATACAACTGGGGTCATACGAACGTACGTAAGTTCAAAGACGGTACGTTGAATATTGAACAGTACATGGCAAAGTCTCCTTGGAATGAAAAGAAAGTATCAGAGGCTATGAACTATCCTAAGAAAACAATTAAGTTTCTAATGGATATGCCATGGGCTGAGAACATTCTAACCAATGAGTTAAAATGACAGATCTAAACGTAGAACTGTTACCATGGCAGCAAGATGTCTTTGCTGACCCTACGCGATTTAAGATTGTAGCAGCAGGACGACGTACAGGTAAATCACGACTAGCAGCGTGGATGTTAATTATCAACGCATTACAAACTGATCGTGGTCATGTATTTTACGTAGCTCCTACTCAAGGACAAGCTAGAGACATTATGTGGTCTACGCTTCTTGAGCTAGGTCACTCTGTTATCAAATCATCGCATATTAACAACTTACAGTTAACACTTATTAACGGTACGACGATATCGCTTAAGGGTGCTGATAGACCTGAGACTATGCGTGGTGTTAGTCTTAAGTTCCTTGTTATGGACGAATACGCTGACATGAAACCGTCAGTGTGGGAACAGATACTACGTCCTGCTCTCGCTGACCAGAAAGGTCATGCAATGTTTATTGGTACACCGATGGGACGTAATCACTTCTACGATCTGTATCAGTACGGAGCGATGGGAGATGATCCTACGTACAAAGCATGGCACTTTACGTCATACGATAATCCTCTACTAGATCCTGAAGAGATTGACGTAGCTAAGAAGTCTATGTCTAGCTACGCATTCAGACAGGAATTCCTAGCTTCGTTTGAAGCTGTAGGCTCTGAGTTATTCAAAGAAGATTGGGTGAAGTTTGATGAAGAAGAACCTGAGACCGGAGATTACTACATTGCTGTTGACCTTGCGGGTTTTGAGGATGTTAAAGCCATCAGTACAGGTAAAAGTAGTAGACTTGACTCAACCTCTATAGCAATCGTTAAAGTAAACGAAGAAGGTTGGTGGGTAGCAGAGATTGTTCATGGACGTTGGGATTTAAATACCACAGCTGAAATGATCTTTGATGCCGTAGCAGAATACGAACCAGTAACCGTAGGTATTGAGAAAGGTATTGCTAAGCAAGCCGTCATGTCACCGCTAATGGATTTACAAAAACGTAAGCAGAAATTCTTCCGTATCGAAGAACTTACGCATGGTAACAAAAAGAAAACAGATCGTATTGTATGGGCGTTGCAAGGACGTTTTGAAAACGGATACATTACGTTAAACGTAGACAGTGATTGGAACAATGAGTTTATGGATCAGCTCTTCCAATTCCCTAACCCGCTAGTGCATGATGACTTGATTGACTCACTAGCATATATTGACCAGTTAGCTAAAGTACCTTATCACTATGAGGACTTTGACTTTGACGACTTTGAAATGGTAGACCCTCTAGCAGGATATTAATCTAACCGCAGGATAGAAAGAGATGGAAGATAACTACATTCAACAAGATATTACTGATTGGGTGATTGATAAATGCGACGCATGGCGTGATCACTATGAGTCTAACTATGCGGAGAAACACGAAGAATACTATCGTCTATGGCG